CGCTCACGCGGGATTGCGCTAAACTAATTAAATGTACAGATGTCATTTATTAATTCAACGTGCTACCGCCCTGTTTCTTTGTGTGTGTACAAAGCTTTACCTATTACCCATGTTCCTTTCGAGATGTGTTTCTATGATTCCATCATCCAACGACAATCGTCCTCCGAGCGTAATGGCTCGGCGTTGTCGTCTGCCTATCTTGCTTTGCTTCTCCTTTATGTGTTCTGTTATATCTTTAACAGCACGTACTTGGGGATGCCAATTTGCAGGAAGTTCTGGCTTTGGATACGAGGTTAGATCTAAAACCTTCGTTCTTTCTGGTTCAATTTGTTCTCTTTTGGGTATTTCTGGTATGCTTGTTTCCGTCGCGATCCGCTGGGGTTCTGGTTCTTTAGTCCCCTGGGGAGGCCTTTCCTTTTTCTTAATGGGAAGGTATGGAAATAGTCTTCTATACGTTAGTCTTGATGCGTCTATCGGATCCATGATATGCTTTTGCACTACTTTCTTGACAATTTTATCATTTACGATTTCTTCTATGACTTCAGTTGGACTGTATAGCCTAGCGTTATGCTTTATGGCTTTTACTATCCTTTTACTGTTGTCTGCGAATTTATCGTAGATGTCGGGCATTGAAATGTTACTATCGAACAGTAGATCAACGATCTTCTGGTTCAATGTATGTTCATATTCCCGTGTGTCAGGAGTTTCGTGTTCTGCGTACTCTGGTTCTGGTAGGACCTTCGCTGCCGTATCTCGAAGATGCCATGGTTGCTTGGCTATTCCTAGTGGAATGGGTCTCTCGATTTGCCATCGTGAGAGAATCGTATTTGCCATACGTAGATCTAACTTTGAGTTTTTATACTTATAGTCAATCTTGTACGGAAAATCCGGATCTCCCGTTGGTGTCTTTATGACGCCAAACGGAGGTAAACCGAGTCCCCCTATCCATTGTGGAAGAAACCAAGGTAACCTGGTGCTCTCAAGCAATTTACGATGCCGATTGATGAAGTGACGCATCACTTCGTCCTGGAGTTCATCGGGACACGTTTCAATGAGTTCATGTGCTCTCACACCAATGTTATTTCGCGGGTCTTCCTGATCTGCGAGTCCGACTTTGCCTTGGCTCCGTTTGTTGCCATACATAAGTCCGATGTTAACATGGCGTACTGACCTGTAGGGACATGGTCGCCGCTCTGCTCTATCACCCTTGATCTCGTGCATTTCTTTTTCATATAGAAAGAATCTAGAATTAATATTCAGATACTCTCTACTTTTAAATACTTTGCCGACCGAAGGTGTAAGACCAGTAGCAGTGGCCAATCTCTTCCAGATGTCGTACGTCTTATCTTTTGTTTTCATAACAGCATCATCCCCATTAATGAGGAGTGCGCAGTCAATTAATTTGATTGTCCTGCCTTCGCCTAGTTCCATGGCGTATCGGCATATTGCTGCATTTATGATACATAAGATAGGAAATGAGACTATTGAACCCATCAATTGTCCTCCAGTTTGCGGTTTTCCTTCAATCGTATGTCTAGTTAGTGCTCGGATGAGTAATTCTGATTCCGCTTCGCTTAGATTCAGCTCTTCAGCAATTTCGCAACAGGCCTCTTCGGAGGCCCAGTATGCAATATTGTCTGTAGCAGCCTGATAATCAACGCTGATGAAAGTTTCATCTTCGTTAAGCTTAGCGAACAGACCATTCAGTAATGACAATTCTGTCACTTCCGCGCCTATTAACTGGAATACCTTGTGATTACGCAAAATCGTGTGCATCTTCTTTTGAAGCGGCTTGAGAGCCGTGTATGTCATAGGCGGCCCTTTCGATATGATTCTCACTTTCAATGACTCTGATAGAGCTACCAACTTTACGTCGGCAGGTTCCATCATTGCCCGTTTTAAAATTCGAGCATAGAGTATTGAGAATGTTTCTTCTAATCGACTAGTTCCTATGGTTACTTCGTAATTTCCTTTCCCCCTTTCCTCCTCTTCGCTTCGGTTGAGATGATGTGATAATGTTCCTCCTGGTTCTCTTAGGTCTGCCACCAGGCCACTGTCTAGTATTGAGCCAATTGCACCAGCACCTTCACGGTTGTTGATGTAGTTAGCTGAAGTACTTGGACAGAAAACCTTAGTACGATCCTCCCAGGTATATGTTTGTCCATGGAATATTTCTTTAACAGTTCTTCTGATCTGTTCTTGAATCTTTTCCTTGTCCATATATAGGTCTGTTAGGTCGGCCCAACTGAGTTGGGAGTCATCATTATCTCTTCGTTCTTCTGTTAGTATCTTCATGGTCTTCTTCGTCTGTTCAATCATTTCGATTTCTTTTGGTCTTGGCATTCCGTTTTTACTGAGTAAAATGGTTTGCAAAAACGAAAAGAACATCTTTTTAGTCGAATGTCGGAGAAAGTTACCAACCCATTTATCTGCTTTTCCACCTAGGAGTACTCCAGGTCTATCCTTCAATGTTTTGAAAGGTTTGACCGGTTTCTCTGAGTCTGTCCAATAAGCGAAGAAAGCTGCAAGTTTATACTTGAAGACTTTCATCCACTCACCGTTACTGTCTCTGACTAGTAGTCTCCAGTGAATTGCGGAAGAATAGATTGTGAAATCTTTGTCCTTAAATCCATAAAGTTCGTATACTAACAATATCGTCTCAAGCGCTCTGTACACTCTGTCCACCATCTGCTGAGCATCTGCCACAACAGGACCGTTAACCTCCTTACTTAAGGGAGTATCCGGTATCGTGTCGTTCCCTCTGGAACTTGGGAGCATAATTTCAATTAGACCTATGGTCTCGCTAGA